CGTTAGCCACAAGCACTACTTTCTTTATTAAGTTCATATTGTAAGTACCACAATGCTTTTTGCAAGTCTTGTTTACGGTTACCCTTGTTATCGGCACGTAATACGTATTTAATCAAGTTGCCAAGTTCAAAGTTTAACTTGTAATGATTGATGATGTTAATGACTTCAAGCGGGTTGTCCTTGCCACCGTAATGCTTTGGATGATTAACGGCTTCGCTCATATCACTTCCTGTAATTTTAACCGTTCAAACTCTTTGATAGTCATGGTAAACTTCGCACCGCTTTCGGCCATAAATTCCATGTGTGGCATCATGTGTCCTGCAATGGGTATAGTTACCATGCGTAGGTAAGTAATGACCTTGCCCGAATAGTTGTATCGTTTGCCTTTAATCATAGTATTGTCAATGTAAATGATTTCTTACCGATAACTGCAAGCATCTGTTTTAGTGTTGCATTTGACCTTGTTAGTTCAACTATGCCATCACCGTTCAAGTCAGCATATCCCCTGCCTACACCTATACACCCAAGCAAATCGGGTTTATGCGTTCTTGGGTTCTTACTGCCTACATAGTTGGCTTGATGTATAAGGATAAAACTTCTATTGGGTACGTCTAATACATGATAGTGCCTTGGGTACTTTGCGCTTTCTCTATACACCACTTGATAAGCACCTTTGGGTATGCAACTCACTTGTGGCTTGTTGTTCAAGTATGGAAGTTCAATGGTATCGCACTCAAATATAACTGCGTTATTTTCCCTCACAATTAATTTACCGAGCATTTGACTTGGCTGTGGTATGCGTGTTAGTGTGGCTGTTATCATCCCTTTATACTTTTATACCAAGTGAATAATGTAATCGGCAACGTAGCAAGCACGGCACTCAATGACAAGCAACAGAATGCCTGTAACAAGTGGCTTTCCATTGTGATAATCTCTAACGAAATGTTTTTAATGTCATGCAACACGGCTGTGTTCATGACTACTGAAATGACCGCAAACACGGTCGCTTGGAATAATTTTCTTTGGTTTCGGCTCATAGGTTTTTTGTTTTAGTTTGCCGCAAAGATAGTAATTAAATTCAATCTCGCAAACCTAACCAAACCAATACCGCCCCAAGCACCGTTTTAACTGCCTTTCGATACTCGGCACGCATAACGATTACAAAGGCAACGGCTACGACAATAACCGCAATGAATGGCTTAACGACTGCTATTAGCTCGTTGCTCATTCTGCAATCTTTGTAACTCGATTTTGTTCTTCTTGTACGCAAGCCAACCGTTAACAATACCGAGAATGACCACGATTAACGAACCGATTTTGATTGCCCACTTGGTAAATTCATCCATATCAACTCCCGATGTATAAAGTTCAACAAATAAAGTAGTTGTGCCTATAATTACTTGCAGTATAGCACCCATAATAGTTCCACCAAACAAGTCGGTAACTGTGCTATGCGCTTGCGCTATGTCTTGGTTCATTTCGTGTTCGTGTATTTTGGAATAGTTGCTAAAAATTGTACGCAATCTGTTTCTTCGGGGTTGGCTATCACATACGCTTCAACCAACTTGCAGGTCGATGTCCACCACGCTATGATGTTGTTTGCTTCTGCTCCGTAAACAGGGTCATTAACCCACAAAGCCACCTCGCCAATTGTCAAGTAGTTGTTATCTTCCAACACTTGTTTCATCATTTCATTATGGAAGTAATTTGCTGGACTTTCGTACATCATATACTTGTCCTCGTTATCTACGATAAGCCACGAATTACGGCCATCGCCTTGCAATTTATAAGTAATTGTCATATTATGTTCTTCTTAAAAACAATGAAGCCGTTAAGCGTAAATTAGCGGGGTTAGTTGTCCATGTTGGTGTTCTTGCTTCTAAACAATATTCATCTGTTGTATTGCAACTAATGGTCAAACCTGTGATACTTGTGTATGCAAGGTTTCCATTTGTTTTGAATGTACCCATAAGCGTTGATGTTCCTGCGGTGATATTTCTTAAATAAAGCGTGCTATCCTCATTTGAACCTGTTGTTGTAGTGGTCATTCTAATAGTTATGCCAATAAGTTCAAAGTTGTATGCAAATTTACTTCCTTGCCCTGTTGATGCAGTTGATGCTGTTAGGAATGTTCCACCGATGCACCAAAAGTAAGTAGTTGCATCAACAGGCGTTGTTATCGTTCCCGATATACATTCAATTGATAATGTCGAAGCGGTGTTTAACTGCGTTTGAATAGCCGAAGTAACGCCACTAACATAACCCAATTCAGTTGATGTTGTTGCTGAATGTGTTGGTATTCCGTTGATATCGCTAATCAATGCCCTTGATGCTGTTATTGCTGCTGCATCATCAATCACTTGCGCTGCCGTAAAGTATGCCAATCTGTTAGCCGTTCCGCTGCCTGTAATAGCATCAACAGGTGTTCCATCAAGGTTGATTGACCATGATGCGTATGTTCCGCTTCCTGTATGATTTTTAATATCAACTACCAAAGCACCCGTTGTAGAATTATAACTTGTTACAGTACCGTGCATGTGGTTTGATGAGTCATAAACCACTAACACTTCCTGCAATGGAATGTAAGACAAGTTAGCATCAACTGTGAATGTTTTGCTACCATTGCCTATTGTGTTACTTGTTAACGATGATGTCTTATACCTATCCGATAATGAGTTAATGATAGGGTTAGTTGATGTACCTGTTACCGATATGTTTGTTCCTGCGCTAACTGATGCAACGCCACCGCTTGCAAGGTCTGCAATATCTTGAACGGTTGTTTTAACCGTTACACCACCTTGCACAATTGGCACTGGCTCCGTGCCTGCTAACGCACCTGCGGATGTTAAGCCACTTATTTTCTTATCAGCCATTATAGTAGTATTTTATTATCGTTTTCCTGCAACAAGTAAAACCCATCTTCCATAAGTATATATCCCACCACTTGCTCCTCAAAAAACTGTGTGGCAAATATACTATTAAGAGGTAAATTATTAGGCAATTTAGTAACTTGAATTATTTGTCCGCCCACGCTATCCGAAGTAATATCTAACCCTGTGAGTTGACAAAAATTGGCAACTTCATCAATACCGTAACCGAATTGTAAAGCTAAATCATAAACAGATTGCGTTTGCTTAATGTAATATCTGTTATCGGGTTGTTGTGGTGTGTTCTGTTGCTTTATCGCTGCGGCTATGATGTTCTTCTTAATAAATTCATCATAAGTCAATGTAAGGTTATCAATTGAGTCCGTTATCGTTATGTTGTTATCCGTACATAGCTTAACCGAATATTGAGCATCACCGTAAAGTTGTACGGCAACATCGTAAATCACTTGTCCATTCTTAACTACGTATTGCATCGACCTCGAAGTTAGTTGAATTGTTATCGCTGAAGTTAACCGTTATTGATGAGTACCCATCCTGCGCAAGTTGTGATAGTATCTGTTTTTTTAACTGCAACTGCGCACCACTACTGTTGAGGTAATTATCAATATTCACACCACAAAGCACGTATTCTTTCCAATCGCCCTGCGCTGAATTGATAATGTCAACAATGTGGTCCTCATCACTGTTGCCGATAACGAAATCGTTGTTTTCGATTAGTAAATCGTTATCGTTGTTTTGCAAGAAATCTTTAGCCGTTGCCATGTTTGACTTTTGTGTTTTCTAATGTTGTTTTGTTTAAATTTATTACGCTTGCTGCTGCTGCATTAAATGCAGATAAGGAAGCACCACCATCTAAACCACTCAATGCCGTAAATCCTGCAGCTATTGCGGCCTTAAACGATGCTATCATTGTATCATATTGTAGCTTTAAATCATCAATCTTAACCAACCCCCCATTCGCATCGCCTGCCAAGTATATCTGGTCCACCTTGCTCACCATTGAAACATAGGCCGTTGCTTGTGATGTTTGTTGCACGATTACAACGCTTCCATCTTTGGGTATCAATGTAAATCCCTTATCGGCATCGGCATTGAGTAGCACATCAAAGAACTCTGTTCTCCTTTCTCTCT